TACTGCAATCGACAACATTATCACACGGGTTCGTTTCATGGCTAAGGCCCTTGATTGCAAGTATATTTTTCTTGATCACGTTAGTATCGTGGTATCTGCACAAGACAATGGTGACGAGCGAAAAGCCCTAGACGAGATCATGACTAAGCTTCGGATGGTGGTTCAGGAGACTGGGATAGCACTGTTCTGTGTCTCTCACCTGAAGCGTCCTGATGGTAAGGGACACGAGGAAGGCGCAAGTACCTCTCTGTCTGCTCTACGAGGCTCAGGATCGATTGGTCAGTTGTCGGATATGGTGCTGGGTCTGGAGCGTAACGGACAGGCTGAGGATCTCAAGGAGAGGCATACAACACGGGTGCGGGTGCTGAAGAATCGATTCAGTGGACTGACTGGCCCTGCCTGTGGTCTCTACTATGATCGGATTACTGGACGCATGAGCGAGACTGTGATGGAAGAACTATGAGTCATCCTGATCAGGCATTCGGGGATAGAACCTACTCTCAGTTCGGAGAAGACTTAATACTTCTTAATATACTTGACAAACTTAAAATTAAGAAGTGCAGCTACTTCGATGTTGGGGCGCACCATCCTTTTAATATCAGTAACACTGCCTTGCTGTACGAACGTGGACATTCAGGGACCTGTGTGGAGGCAAACCCAAACCACATAGAGGCATTCAACAGGCATCGTGGTAGGGATACGATACTGAATGTTGGAGTTGGGCCTGTGGCTGGAGAGTTGGAGTTCTTTATGGTAGATGATTTCTCAGGCAGGAATAGTTTTGACTACGATACGGTGCTTCAGTTTATTAAGCTGCACCCTGAGTTCAAGCTAAATAAGGTAGTACCAATAAAGGTTGTAACTTTAGATAATTTGTATGCTCAGTATGGTGTCCCTGATTTATTGTGTATAGACATAGAAGGGCTAGACTACCCAGTGCTTCAGACGATGTTAGGTAGACCTAAGATCATCTGTGTGGAGAATCATGGGAAAGTAGAATACTTTGATAACTTGCTAAAACTTTTGAAGTATGATAAAATATTTAACACAATAGGAAACGGGATCTACCTACATGAGAGTTGCAATTGACATTGAAACTAATCTTAAGCATAACACTATCTGGTGTTGTTCTACTTATAATTTGGATACTAAAGAAGTAAAGACATGGACAAGCGCACAAGACTTCAACAATTTTATTCAGCAGGCCAAACTGATAATCGCCCACAACGGAATATCATTCGACTACCCCGTCCTAAACAGAATATGGAAGACTTCGATCAGACTGAGCCAAGTACGGGACACACTGGTTATGTCAAGACTATCAAGCCCGTCAAGAGAGGGTGGTCACAGTCTAGCCAATCTCGCAAAGCTAGTAAACCGAACCAAGAAGGAATACGAAGATTTCGAGGGCGGCCTGACAGATGAAATGATTGAGTACTGTCAAGAAGACGTGACAATCTGTGGTGAGTTGTACCTGTATCTGACGCAAGAGCTTCGTGGGTTTTCTGAGCAATCCATTGAGCTAGAGCATAGGGTACAGGCTATCATTGCTAAGCAGGAGAAGCATGGCTTTAAACTCGATACTGTGAAAGCCCAGTGCCTGCTTGGACAATGGAAGCGTAAGCTGTCTGATATTGAAGAGGAACTGCAAACCATTTTCCCACCTATTATTACTCAAAGGTTTAGTGAGAAGACAGGCAAGCAGTTGAAGGACGATGTTGAGGTTTTCAATCCGGGATCACGTCAGCAGATAGCAAAGCGGTTGATTGAGAAGGGATGGAAACCTACTAAGCACACTGAGAAAGGAGCGGTGATAGTTGATGAATCAGTTCTTGACGGAGTTGATATTCCAGAGGCAAAGAGGATCGCAGAGTACCTACTCATTCAGAAACGGGTGGCTCAGGTTGAATCATGGCTTGAGTTTGTATCTGACGAGCGCAGGGTTCACGGTAAGGTCATCACCAATGGAGCAGTCACTGGACGCATGACACACCACAGCCCTAACATGGCTCAGGTTCCCAGCAGTAGCAGTCCTTGGGGTCACGAGTGTAGGGATTGCTGGACAGTGGATGATGGTAAGGTCTTAGTGGGTGCTGACGCGGCCTCCTTAGAGCTTCGTATGTTGGCACACTATATGAAGGATGAAAGCTATGCAAAAGAAATCGTTGAAGGCGATATCCATACAAAAAACCAACTCGCTGCGGGTTTGGAAACAAGGGCGCAAGCCAAGACATTTATATATGCCTTACTCTACGGTGCGGGGCCTGCCAAAATCGGGAAGATTGTCGGTGGTTCAGCAAAGGATGGTCAGGAACTCATCAGTACTTTTCTTCGCAACACTCCAGCTCTCAAGAGTCTTAGAGAAAAGGTTGAACGCCTATCAGAACAAGGGACGTTACCGGGTTTGGACGGTAGGAAACTACAAGTGCGTTCCGCACACGCAGCACTTAACACACTCCTGCAGAGTGCTGGTGCAATAGTCATGAAACAGGGTCTTGTATTACTAAACAAGAAGATACAGGAGCAAAAGCTTAATGCCAATTTCGTAGCTAATGTGCATGACGAGTGGCAGATAGAATGCAGTCAGGATGATGCAGATGCAGTAGGTAAGTTAGCAGTAAGCAGTATCAAGGAAGCAGGAGAAGTCTTAGGTCTTCGCTGCCCACTAGACGGTGAATACAAGAAAGGAACAACATGGGCACAAACCCACTAGACTTTGAAGATGATTTTTGGAAGGACATGGAAGACGTGGTGTTTATCAATGTAAGGAAGGATCGGACTATTAATATGCAGACATCGGTTAAGAAGATGGAGGAGCTGAAGAGTATCTTCAGCACTGCCTTTATGATGGCCATGTTTCAGGATATGAAATCTAATCCGAAAGATGTTGACAAGCTACACTAAACTAGTATATAATATTATTTGTAACTTTAAAAAGGAGAAGGTATGAATTCAAAACCAATTAAGATTCAAGGTGACATTATGTGGGCTTTCCTAGACACACCTAATAAGATGTCTGGTAAGTATCAGGTAGACATTTGTAACCTAAGCAAGGCCGCTGTAGAGGCTCTTAAAGGCATTGGCTTGGAGGCCCGTAAGAAGGATGACAAGGGGTACTTTATCACTCCGAAGTCCTTGAACTACGCTATCAAGGTTACGGATAGTGACGGTGCTCCTGTTACCGCTAAGGTTGGTAACGGATCTAAGGGGGTTGCTTTGGTCTATGCTTATGAATCCAAGACCAAACCCGGACAGATGTGCCCCGGTATCTCAGGACTTCAGATCACTGATCTAATAGTGTATGAAGGAACTAATAGTTTTGAAACCGCTGATGATGTTCTATAAGAAAGGAAAGAAGATGACAACAAAGAAATTAACAGCACCTACACCTAAGTTTAATGTGAAGGTATCACCAGTAGAGTCTGTGTTTGAAGTAGAGGTTGACGGATTACCTGCCTCATTCTGGGGAGGAGAATGCTTTAAGTTTTCTGTGTCCTCTGATGGCTCTGTCACTATCAATGACAACGAGTTCTCCAGTAAGAAGCAGGCAGCACAGGCACTCGAAGCTATGGCTGCGTTTCTGAAGAAGTAATGTTAGCACTCATCGATGCCGACATTGTATGCTACCGAATCGGATTCGCTTCCGAAGAAGTTAGCGACAAGATTTGCTTGGCACGGTGTGCTGAGTTCATGGAAGAACTGGTGATGAAACCCTATGTAGGAGACTACCAAGGGTATCTTACAGGTAAGAAGAACTATAGGACTGACATAGCAGTAACCGCGCCTTACAAGGGAAACCGTACCGCAGCTAAACCCAAACACTATGAGCTGATTCGGGAGTACCTTGAGAAGGCATGGGGTTGTATCGTAGTAGAAGGACAAGAGGCTGATGACGCTATCGGTATCAAGGCTTATGAGATTGGAGACATTGAGGAATATATCGTCATGTCTATCGATAAAGACCTTGACATGATTCGTGGTTGGCATTATAATTTTATTAAAGATAAGAAGTACCTGATCGATGACCAACAAGCTATCAGACATTTCTATACGCAGCTATTGACTGGCGATAGGGTTGATAACATTGTTGGCCTTCGGGGTGTGGGTCCAAAGAAAGCTGAGAAGATTCTTCAGGACTGTATTACCGAAGCCGATATGTACAAGGCAGTCTTGGAAGCATACGACAACGATGATAAACGAGTACTGGAGAATGGACAATTGTTATGGATACGAAGAAACGAAAACCAGATTTGGTCACCTGCCCTTTGCAGTACATCCAATGGGTTGACGCAGTAGCAGATGTGGAATGGCAAGAAGATGTTAAAGCGGAAGTTCACCTCTGTCACAGCATTGGTTGGATTATTGACGAAACAGATGACGCACTGTGCATCGCTAATACAGTATCTATGGACAACAGCAATGCCCGTATGCATCTACCTAAGCAGTGGATTAAAGTAAGAAAGGATGTAACACTTGAAACCGAGCAGCGCCAAGTCCAAAGGAAGACACCTGCAAAAGTGGGTAAGAGATCTAATACTAGCCAAGTTCAATCTGGAGGCAGACGATGTTCGCTCAGTTAGTATGGGCGTCTCCGGGGAGGATCTGCTACTCAGTCCAGCAGCCAGACGGGTCTTGCCAATTAGTCTGGAATGCAAGTCCAGAGCAGCTATCTCAGTATACGGTTATTACGAACAAGCCAGAGGAAACGCAGGAGGATACGAACCTGTTTGCATCATCAAACAAAACAGAGATAAGCCCTTGGCTGTGGTAGATGCAGATTACTTTTTTGAACTATTAAGGAGCAAACATGAGTAAAGTTTATCGATTCATTTATGATTCTGAGTTTGACACTGAAGAGCCTACAGAATATCCAGAGGCTTCGACTGTTAAGGTACGTCACTACTTTGCAGACTTCACTGCATGGCCTACGATTCTCCACGAGTTCTGTAAGTTCTTGGAAGCTACTGGATACAACGGTGTGATGGAACGTGTTGTTCTAAAAGATCCTTATGAGATGGAGAAGGACGGGTTATTCGAGACTATTGGACCTAATCAGTACATTGCAACTGTAGATACCAATGAGTCAGAAGAAGAAGAAGATGACTGTGACGTCGAAGAAGTAAAGAAAGAGTTAAAACAATACTTTGATTCTTTGAGCGAAGCAGAAAAAAAAGACTTAAAAGAACAGGGCTATAACGTATGACTGTTCATGCCATAATCCCCGACTGCCAAGTCAAGGACGGTGTTGATCTTAGTTATCTGACATGGGTAGGTAAGTATCTTATAGAGAAGAAACCTGATGTGATTGTACAGATTGGGGACTTTGCAGATATGCCTAGCCTGTCAAGCTACGATGTTGGTAAGAAGTCCTTTGAAGGCAGACGGTACAAGACTGATATCGAAGTTACTAACAAAGCTATGGAGATGTTGTTAGCACCCATTAAGGAACATAATGAACGAGCAAAGAGAAACAAGGAACGACAGTACAAACCAAGAATGGTCCTCACTCTTGGAAATCATGAAGAAAGAATTTCCAGAGCTGTCGAAGGAGACCCTAAACTGGATGGAACTATTAGTCTCAGCGACCTTAACTACGAACATCATGGTTGGGAAGTTGTACCGTTCCTTGAACCTGTTGTTATTGATGGGGTTGTGTACGCTCATTATTTTACTTCTGGCGTTATGGGGCGTGCTGTAGCCTCTGCTGCGGCTCTTCTAGCTAAGAAGCATATGTCCTCAGTGATGGGCCATGTGCAGAACAGACAGATAGCCTACTCTAATCGTGCTGATGGCACGCAGATCACTGGCCTCTTTAGTGGCTGCTGCTACCTGCATGACGAGGACTATCTAGGTAGTCAGGGTAACAAGTACTGGCGTGGTATATGGCTGTTGCATGAAGTAACTAACGGCAGCTTCGATGAGATGCCAGTGTCTCTTAACTATTTAAGGAAGAAGTATGAGCATTGATAACGCAACTCCTTCAGACTGGTATAGGGTCCAGCAACTTGAGCCAATAAATCTACATAATGTAGACCAAGCGTTTGACAAAGCTACTAGTATAGATGTTAAAACACTGGGTGATTACATCAAGTCTAAGCAGATTGGTGGCGATCATTACAAGTCTAACATCGAGCCTTGGGATGTCTTCCTTGACTGGGGCTTAGACCCTTGGGCCTGCAATGTAATCAAGTATGTGCAGCGTCATCGTAAGAAAGCAGGTAAGCAGGATCTTGAGAAGGCAAAGCACTACCTAGAGTTCATGATAGACAACTACGATAAGATTGGTGGCAAGTATTATGATTGGAACACTAAAGATAAACTGGAGTGACGCAGATAGGGACTACAAGAAAGGGCAGAACCTAATCCGTGAAGGAGACTGGGCAAACGGGTTTAAACTGCACGAACTTCGGTCCTTACCAGATGCCTTCTGGAATGCTAATGCTAAGTTCCCCGGAGTTAGGAATAACTTTCATAAGGCTGCTGTCTGGATGCCGGGACAGAACATCAAAGGACGTAATGTAATAGTTTGGTCAGAGGCTGGTTGGGGAGATATGCTACAGTTCTCGCGCTTCATTCCTATGATTAATCAGCTTACAAACAATGTGTTCTGCGTCTATCCTGAAGAGATCATTCCACTTCTGCGTAGGCTGGACACTAAGTCAGGGTTTAGTAAAAACTCTAGCGAGTGCCCTCCTTCGGTGTTTAGGATAAAGATGATGTCTATGCCTTACCTTCTGATGGAGCATGGTCTGTTACCTGCAGCACCCACTGATCGGTGGTTTGGTGCAGAGGGTCTGTACCGTAACCCTGAGATAGTGGCTCCTAAGCGCAGTAAGCCCTTGGTTGGTATCTTTTATAATACTGATAACAAGTCTTGGAACATGGCTGCAAAACAGATTCCTAAAGAAGTAGTAGATAAGTTTGTGCTAAGACATCCTGAGTATGATTTTGTATCTCTGCAGATTGGAGAAGGGTTCTTAGATAGTTTTAAGTGGGTTGATACAGCAGACAAAATCCAAACACTAGATGCCGTTATCTCTGTGGATTCTGCTATCGCCCACTGTGCTGCAAGTGTTGGTGTTAAGACTCTGAACCTAATAGGTGACGAGAGCATGGCCTGCTGGAGATGGTATCCTGTCGCTGAGAAAACCTACTGGTACGACAATATGACTACAGTATGGTGGGATAATTACTCTGACTGGGATACTGGCCTAGAGAAGGCAGTTAGTTATCTGCCACAAGTAGTTAGTAAAAAGCGTAGCAAACCTAAGAAAAGTGTGGTATAATTATGGCCTTAACATTAGAAGAGATAAAGGAGCGCATGAAAAGGTGGGATGAGTTAACGCTCATAGAGGAGTTGTCAATCCGTTCAGAGGATATAGTTGAAAGGTTTGATGATATTATTGAAGACAAAGCAGACAGATTAGAGTCGCTAGTTAATTGGGAAGAATTATAATATGGATTACTATCAACAGTTTATTGCAAAGAGTCGTTACAGCAGGTTCATGCCTGAGAAGAATCGCCGTGAACACTGGGAAGAATCAGTAGACCGATACTTTACTTTTATGTTTAACCACTTAGAAGAGAAGTACAAGTTCTCTCCTAACAATGACCTACGCCTAGAGCTTATCAGTGCAGTCAAGAATCTAGATGTTATGCCTTCCATGCGTGCTATCATGACTGCAGGCAAGGCACTAGACCGTGACAACACTGCTGGTTATAACTGCAGCTATCTGCCTATCGATGACCCTAAAGCATTCGATGAGGCTATGTACATTCTCCTGTGTGGTACAGGT